CCGGCCCAGTCCGTCATGGCGCCGCCGAACGATGCCGACTGACTCAAGATGTTGCTATACCCTTGACCAAACTGTCCCACCAGAGTGTTGGTCATCTGACCCACGATGCCTGTGGTCTGTGTCCCCATGCGGGAGAACCAGGACACGACCGCGTTAGCCAGATCAGGCACGATGGAATGGCCGACCAGGGTATCGTACAGACCCTGGAAAAACCCCACCACGCCCGATGTCAGGCTTTTGGCCGTGTTGGTCACGCGGTTGGCGAGGTTATCCCACCACCCCACGATGCGGTCCCGCATGGACTGGACGATCTCCTCGACCCTGCTGGCCATGCTCTTGATCGCCGACTCTATGGCGTCCGCGATTCGCTTGACGGCTCGCTGAGCGGCGTCCCAGGCAGATACCACCGCTTCACGGATGTCATCCCAGACCCGGCCAGCGTAGTCCGCCAAGTTCATCCAGATGGCGCGTACACCTTTGTCGACGTCGTCCCACAGGCCGGTGGCCCAGGACTCCAGCCCGTCCCATGCTCCAAGGATTGCCCGGCGGATGGCGGCCCAACTGCGATCCGCAGCGGCGACGAGCCCGTCCCACGCGCCGGCGATCGCGCCGCTCACGGCACCCCAAACGGTGCCGACGGTATCGCTAACCCAATTCCATACAGCTTCGATGGCCGCCCGGATCGCTGACCACACCGCCTCAGCGGCCTGCGCCAGTCTATCCCAAGCAGCTCTAATAGTATTGGTGACGCCGTCCCAAACTGTGGCTGCCGTATCGGACGCCCACGACCACACCACTGAAATAGCGGATCGGACGGCACCCCACGACACCTCGGCGGCGGTTACCAGCCCATTCCAAACGGCCGTCACCGCACTGGATACCGCATCCCATGCCGCGGAAACCGCCGAACCCGCCCAGTCGAGGGCAGTCTGAACAGCGGTCCGAATCGCGTTCCATGCAGTCTCTGCCGCCGATTGCAGCCCAGCCCAAACCGCGACGACCGCCTCGGAGACGGCTTGCCACGCCGCCCCAATGGTCGACTCAGCCCAGGTCAGCACGGCCCGAACTGCCGTTTGCACGGCGCTCCAAGCGCTCGATGCTGCGGCCGCCAGCGCCTGCCAAGTCGCAGACACCGCACCCGTCACAGCCTCCCATGCCGCGCCGATAGTCTCAGCCGCCCACGTGACAACCACCTCAACCACCGCTTGAATTCCAGCCCAAATCTCGGCAGCGGTCTGGCTTAGCGTATTCCAAGCCGTGACGACTGCCGCCACGATGCGGTCCCACACCGGCGCCACGTTGGCATCAAACCACGCCTGCGCCGAGGCGACTGCCGCGACGATATCCTCCCAGTAGTACCAGATGGCCGCCGCCAGCGCAGCCGCCGCGGCAATCGCCCAGCCGACGGGACCCATCGCCGCCACCCAGCCGGCCGCAACACGGGCACCCTGTGCTACGGAGACGGCGCCGAGCCATATCCAACGAGCAGCCAGGACCGCTATGTTGGCAACCTGCGTCGCAATAGATGCAATCGCCTGGGCCTGCGTCGTCACCCAGGCCGCAACCTGCTGCGCCGCAGACCACGTCGCCCGGGCGGCCACGGTGACGAGCGCCGGAATGAGAGTGAGCGTGATGATGCTGGCCGTATTTTCAAGGATGACATTGAGCCCCGGCCAGTTAGTGTGCATCCACTCGACCGCCTGCCGCACGGGCTCCATGGACTGGGTCAGGCGATCCCAGGCACGCGAGGCCGCCTCGCCAATGTTAGTGATGACACCCTCCAGTGCCGCCAACCCGTCGGCCATGCTGACCGTGGTGTCGAGCTCCGGCAACGCCACATCCAGCGGCATGATCTCCGGGACCTCAAAGGAGTCCAGCAACGACTCCTGTACCTGGTGGACCTCGTCGAACGACTGGATGCCGCCCTCCGCTGCCTTCTGCGCCGCCTCAAGCCCGGCCGCCAGCGTCTCCTGGGCCTGGGCAGCCTGCTCGGCGGTAGACGCAGACTCCGCGGCCTGCTGCGCCACCCGGGCGCTAGCGGTGGCGGACTGAATAGCCTGCAGGGCGCTGTCGCGGAGGCGATTGGCATAGGCCATAACCGACTCAGCCGTACCCTGCAAGGCCGGAACGACCCACGACAGCGCCTGGTAGATTAGTGCGGAGCCGCGCACCACAAGCGAAGCCCCATACAGAGCCACTCCGCCCAGAACCGTCCAAACCCGCTGCCCGACGTCGGCTAAGTTGTTCCAGTTGCGGGCCAGCACATAGGCGGTCAGAGCAACGGCTGCTCCTACAGCCATCCACGGAGTAAGCGGCCTGAGTGTCGCCCANAAAGACACACCCAGCTTTTTCAGCGCCGGAATCAGCCATGCGACGATGGCCGGCACAAGGCCGCCGATGATGGCACCAGCAATAGCCACAATGACCGGCTGCACCCACGGCGGGAACGCCCGTTCCAAGGCCCCAACGAAGCCGTGCAACGACACGGCGTCCGCGACACGCTCGATGGCGTCAGCCAGGACGCCCATAGCTGCGGCCAGACCCGTGATGCGGACCACGTCCTGCCCCCAAGCACGGACGATGGTCGTCACCGAGTCCTTGATCTGCTCCCAGCGCCCCGCCATCGTCGTGGCCTGCCGGGTCATGGCGCCTGCGAACCGTCTAGTCATACCCTGCAGCACCGCCTCGATGGCAACAGCAGAACTTATTGCGCCCCGGGAGGCCAGATCCATGGCTTCCGGCACCGAAACGCCCAGGAACTCGGCCAGCATCTGCCATGCCGCTACTCCCTGCTCCGTGAGCTGCAGGAACTCTTGCGAGGCGAGCTTGCCCTTGGCCTGGATTTGGCCGAGGGCCCTAATGATGGCCTCCAGCATCTGCTGGCCTCCACCCATGGCAGCAACGGTGTCGCCGATGGGAGTGATCATCTCGAGTACGCGGTCGGCCGTGAACCCATACGCCAGGAGCTGACGTGCAGACCGCTGCAACCCGACGAACCCAAACGGCGTGCGCCGAGCGTACACTTCGAGTTCGCGGAGGAACCGCTGAGCGCGTTCGGCGTCACCAAGCATGGTCTCAAACGCAATCTGCGACTGTTCAAAATCTGCCGCCAGTTTCACCCCTGCGGCACTGAGGCCGCCGAGGGCCGCGGTGGCGACGGCGGCCCACTTGGTCACGTTGCGGCCGAGGGCGAGAGATGCCGGTACGGCCTCACGAAGTGCCTTCGGGAGCGTACGGGACTGGCGCTGGACGGAGCGGGCGAATTTGTTCCATTGCCGCTCAGCCCGAGCCATGTTGCTGACAAACCGGCCCGTCGATGCAATCAGTGCGATATTGAACGTCGATACGGTGGCCACTCCATCACCCCCAAATAAAGAGGGCGGCCACTAAGACCGCCCATCTCTCGCCTGCAACACCCTTGACCACATCTCCAGGATGCGAGCCTGTTCCTCCCAGCTTTGCTCCTGAGTCTTCGGTGCCTCGTACCGAGGCATGAAGTCTGACGGTTCATAGGGCTTGCGCCGACGCTTCGGGTCTCGGTAGCTGTTAGCTATCGTTGACGCGATGAGCCCCGCCCGCCAATCCTCGACCTCGGTGCCCCAGGGCTCCAGCGAGAAGAAAGCCATCCACTCGGAGAGCTCCCGGCTACTAATGCGCACCAGGAGCTCTCCGACCGTCATTCCCAACGCGAGCGCTAGCCTGAAGAGGAAACGCCGCGTGGGGTTCCGCCTCAGTTTCCCGCCAGTTCCTCGACGTCTTCGGGCCGCAGACCCGAAAGCCGTTGCGCAACCTCAAAAATACGGTTCAGCGCCACTGCCGACTTGCGGCCCAGCAGCTCCACATCATCGTCTTTGAACAGCCGCTTACCCTCTTCGTCGACGACACAAAGGGTAACGAGTTTCGCCCGAATGTTTCGCAAGTTCACTCGGGTATCCTTGCCGCGGGTCTCCACGATGGACTGTTCGAACCGGTCCCGTTCGGCACCGGTGAGGCCGCGGACGATGACCTCGCCGCCCCATTCCGGGACGGGAACCCTCTCCGTCGGGAGATCCTGGGCCTGCAAAATCGCTTCGCGACTCAACAGAGCCATGATTCCACTCCCTCCATTAACTCGTTAGCTCGTGATCTGTCCGAACTCGTAGACGCCGGTCAGGGTGATGGTCACCTGTGCCTGCACCACGTCGCCGGAGCTGATCTCCTGCGGCTGGTAGGCGGTGACGATGCCCTGGAACGTCCAGCCGAAGTCGTTGGGCAGCTTGATGCGATAGTCCTTCGCAGCGCCGTCCCGGAAGTCCTGTTCAAGGTCCAGGTGCCCCTGATTGGTCGGGTCGAAATTCAACGTGACTACGACCTCGCCGGCGTCGATGAGCCCGGCCAGCTTCTTCCGGACATCCCCTGGCGGGTCAAGCTCGTCGACCTCCGCCACCTCCCGCTCGGGCTGGGGAGGCTGGATGCTGGCGATCTGCGCGATCTCGGTAAACGTCGTTCCATTCTCACTCCGGTAAAACTT